AGTTCTGCAATCCACCAAGTTTCAATATTAAATGACACTATTAATACAACTGTTGTTCCAGGACCATTTTCACCATCTAATAATGTAACTGGTCTTGGAACTTTTGGTGGAGAAACTATTGGAAATAAATTATATCTAAATTTCTATCCAGATTCTTCAAGTTCTAACACTAGTGTTCAAGGATTTAATGAGGTTTTCTATACTGTCAGTGACTTTGAAAATACTCCTGGCGTACTGACATATGGAAAATCAACTCAATCACTGTTCCTTTCAGCGTATGATGGTATTAATGGTACAAGAGCAAATAAAGTTAATTTTACTTTAAAGCACGAAGGAATTCCAATTTACAAGAAAACATTTGACCCAGCAGATACTGCTACTGTCGATTTTTCAACTGGAATATTTACAATTAGAAACCATTTCTTTAATACTGGAGAAGAACTAACCTATACTCCAAAATCAACTTTTATTGGGGTAGGACAAAGTGCGATGGGAATTGGATCAACAGCAAATTATCTTGGTGTTGTTACAAATAGACTTCCAGAAAAAGTTTATCCTATTGCTATCACACCAGACACATTTAAATTAGCAACTCAAAAATCTTATGCAAATTTAGGTATTGCAGTAACGTTTATTGATCCTGGTCTTGGTAACGCTCATGAATTAGAAATGAGCAAAAAACTATCAAAGAGTGTTATTTCTCTTGATGGTATTGTTCAACAACCAATCACATTTACTCCAATATCCCACAAACTTCAATACAATAGTGGATCAATTAGTGCAGGAATTGCAACATTTAATCTCAGCGGTATTTCTTCAATACAACCAAGAGATATTTTAAAAATTGATAACGAATATATGAAGGTAATTGAAGTTGGAGTGAGTTCAAACACCGGTGGAAATATTACGGGTATTATTAATTCAAGTGGAATTGCTACTTTCCCAACTGTTTCTGTTGTAAGGGCATCCGCTGGTAGCACTGCTGTGACACATAGTGATGGCGCCACTGTTCAGGTTTATCGAGGATCTTTCAATATTGTTGGTACTGAAATTTGGTTTGTAGATCCACCAAAAGGAAATACGAGAGCGAGAAGAGACGCAAGTAATCTTCCTTATGTAAGAGCACAGTACGCAGGAAGAACATTCCTAAGATCAAATTATGACACCAATATGATATTTGATGATATTTCTGATCAGTTTACTGGAATTGGAAAAACATATACAATGACTGTTGAAGGAATCAATACAACAGGAGTTTCTATTGGTAATGGAATATTGTTTATAAATGGTGTATTCCAAACTCCAACAACAATTAACAATGCTGGTAATAACTATGAATTTGCAAATGATACTGTTGCTGGTATTTCCAGTGTTGTATTTACTGGAATTACATCAACTGACGGAACTTATATAAAATCAGATTTTGATATCAACCAAAATCAACTTCCAAGAGGTGGTCTAATTGTTTCGCTCGGATCTACTCCAGGCCTTGGATATGCTCCATTAGTTGGTGCAAAAGTTCGTGCAGTATTGAGTGGTTTTGGAACTGTTACCAGTATAACAGGTATTTCTCACACAGGTCCTGGGCAATCAATTAGTACAGCATCTTATAATAACCAAACCGGTATTATTGAAATAACAACAACAACTGATCACGGTTTTGTTGGTGGTGATAGAATTAAGTTAGTTGGACTAGGATTTACTTGTCCATCTGGTGCTGGAATTGTATCTTATTTCCCATCACGTGGTTTAGATTATTCATATGATATTGTTAATATCATTTCTGCACAGTCATTCACAGCAAATGTTGGAACTAGTACTTTACCACACACTTATATTGGATTTGGTACGGTCTTCCCTTGGTATGATCTAAATTATGGATCTGGTTATAGGGGAACTGTTTCAATAGGTATTACAGACCCCAATCACACAGGTACAGCGGCAACTATTACCGCAACAGTTGGTGCTGGTGGAACATTGTCATTTACAGTTGTTGGTGGTGGATCTAGTTATGTAGATCCATATATTAGCATACCAGAACCAATATATGAAAATCTACCAGTTGTAGGAGTTTCTAGAGTTGGTGTTGGGTCAACAACTCAGACTGGATCTAATTTACTTATGAATATTAAAATTGGACCATCACCATCAACTGTTGGAATTGGATCAACGTTGTTTATTGTAGAATCTTTCCAAATATCAAGACCTGGATATGCATTCCAAGTTGGGGACGTATTCAAACCAGTCGGACTTGTGACAGCGAAAGATTATACACAACCATTACAAGAATTCCAACTTGAAGTTATTGAGACATTCCAAGATTTCTTCTCATCTTGGTCATTTGGAGAAATGAATTATATTGATAGTATTTCTAGTTTACAAAATGGAAACAGAACAAGGTTCCCATTATATTATAATGGACAATTATTAAGTTTTGAAATCGATCCAAACAACCCACTTTCCAGTGCGATTAATCTTGATTCTGTTCTTTTAATCTTTGTAAATGGTGTAATACAAGAACCTACTTATTCTTATAGATTCTTTGGTGGCACATCGTTTGAATTTACAGAACCACCAAAAGAATCAGATAAAGTTGATATTTTCTTCTACATTGGTCAAAATGGCGTCGATATTTCATTAATTGATATTAATGAAACATTGAAAATCGGTGACGATGTATTTGTCAGAAAAAATCCGTTCTATCCATCAATACCAGATCAGAATAGACATAGAACAATTGTTGATATCACTGGATCGGACACTGTTGAAACTGATCTCTACGTTGGATCAGGTATCAATGAATCATCATATAGACCAATAGAATGGATTAAACAAAAGGTAGACAAATACATCAAGGGAGATATTATTTACAAAACACGTGATTCACTTGAACCATTTGTTTATCCTACTGCAAAAATTATTGGTGATATTACAACAGGGTCTTCTAACATTTTCGTTGATAATGCCCAATTCTTCAATTATGAGGAAGATAATTATGGAATAACGATAACATCAGTTGATGGATTAATAGTTCAAGGATCAGATCCTGTTGCTGCCGCATTTACTGCAACAGTTTCAGCAGCTGGGACTATTTCAGCAATCACGATTACCAATCCGGGAATTGGATATTCGACAAATGTTCCGATTAAGATTTCTATTCCAAGAGTTGGTGTTGGAACATTTAGTTTGGAATCTGTTGGTCTAGGCGTTGGTGTTGGTGTTGGAACAACTGCAACTGCTACTGCTAATGTTTCTGGAGGTCAAGTTGTTTCTGTAACAATTACAAATCCAGGGTTTGGTTATACTGTTGCACCAAAACTTATTGTAGAAATTCCTCCAGTAACAACTGAAAAAATTACAGGTATCGCAAATGTTCAAGGATTTAGTGGTATTATCACTGGTATTACAACTACAACAGGAACTGATGGACATCCGCTAGCATTAAAAATTAATTTCCGCGCTAATGCTTCAGATGCCAACGACTTGCAACCTGGATATCCAATATTAGTTTACAATACAACTGTTGGGACAGGTGTAACTTCTGTCAATAGTGGTAACTCTTCCATTGTTGGAATAGGTACTAGTTTCTTAGATAATGTTTATATTGTAAATTCCAAAACGAACTCTGGACCTAATGCTGAGATTATTTGTAATATTAAGACTGATAGCAATGTCGTTGGAATTGCTACCACTGGATCTCTCACATTACCATTAGGTAAAGTTTCTTGGGGAAGATTATATAACTTTACCACCAGAACAAATCCGATTTCTATTGGAGTTACTGGACTGGTAGTTGATTCTGGTTTATCAACATTCCCAACGATCCAGAGAAGGACATTTGGATTGAGAAATAGTGGCGCAATTAGAAAACTTTCTAACTTGTAGACACAGGATATAAATACATAAAAAACGTTTAACAATGTCAGCACTTGTTACTGATCAGTTTAGGATTTTGAATGCTAGTAATTTTGTAGATTCTGTCGAATCTACAAATAATTCTTATTATATTGCAGTTGGATTGCCAAACCCATCTGCGGTAGGTTTTGGTAGATCTACAACTTGGACTACTAATCCTCCGGCACCGATAGATAATTTTTCATATGTAGATCATTATTCTGATACTATTTTATATGGTAAAAGAATAACCTCTGCAAATATTAGAAGAATAATCAGAAGAATAGATTGGACAGCAGGAAGTAGATATGAAATGTATAGGGATGATTATAGCATTCTTAATCCGAGTCCATTGACTAATTCATCCAGACTATATGATGCAAATTACTATGTAATGAACAGTGATTACAGAGTTTATGTTTGTATTCAAAATGGATCTAGTGGAACAAATCCAAAAGGTAACGTTTCACAAGATGAACCAACATTTACAGATTTAGAGCCATCAAGAGCTGGTGATAGTGGCGATGGTTATATTTGGAAATACTTATTTACAATTTCTCCAAGTGATATTGTCAAATTTGATTCAACAGAATATATAACTGTTCCAAATAGTTGGTTAACATCTTCAGATTCTCAAATACTAGCAATTAGAGAATCAGCAGATTCTACTGTGAATAATAATCAAATTAAAACAGTTTATATTGAAAAGTCTGGTTCAAACTATTCCAATGGTCTTGGACAAGAATTTAATATTCTCGGTGATGGGAGTGATGGTAGAGTTAGAGTTGATGTTGAAGGTGGAAAGATAACAAATACTGTTGTCACATCTGGTGGAAAGAATTACAGTTATGGTTTAGTTGATTTGGGATCAATTAATTTGAATTCCACTGGAACTAGTGCAAAACTAGTTCCTATTATTCCTCCTTCTAGGGGTCACGGTTACGACATTTATACCGAACTGGGGACTGATAAGGTTTTAGTTTACGCTAGATTTGATGATTCGACAAAAGATTTTCCAGTAGACACCAGTTTTGCACAAGTTTCAATTATAAAAAATCCTACAGTATTTGGATCTTCAACAATATATACTGATAATAGTTTTACTGGTTTATATTCAATGATATTTTCATCTATTACTGGGACACCAACAGTAGGTGAAAAAATCGAACAAGTTGTCTCTGGTGGAACTGGTAAAGCATTTGGTTATGTTGCTTCTTGGGATAGTGAGGCAAAGGTGTTGAAATATTTTACGGATCGTTCTTTGTTCTTTAACCAAACAACATATGACCAACAAGATTATGTTGGTATTTCTACAAATGGTAAATTATATCCATTTGAATCTTCTGCCAATCAAATTATTGGAAAATCTTCTGGTTTTTCGGCTTCAATAAGAACTGGATTTTCTGGGATATCAACAAATCCAACAGGTACAAAATTAATTAATCTGGGTGTTAACTTCACTTCTGGGTTAGCAACTCCTGAAATAAATAAAGGATCGGGAGATGTAATTTACCTCGATAATAGACCTACGATTAGTAGGAGTGCCCGCCAAAAAGAAGACATCAAAATAGTACTGGAATTTTAAAAAATGCCACAAAAGACTAATCTCAATGTAAGTCCTTATTATGATGATTTTGATAAGGCAGA